GACACCGCCGTCGACAGGCTGGGCGTGATGAAGAGCCCCCCCCACGGCCCCTCTCGCAAGGAGAGGGGAGCTGCCGAAGAGGACACGGAGGCACTGGAGCTGAAACCACAGAAAGAGCCGGAGCGCAGAGCACTTGTACCGATGGACGCGGCGAGCCACGCTGTAGCCGACATTTAGAAACAGCCCGATGGTGTAAGGCGGCACCCCCTGTTGACAGGAGACGGATTGATGAAGTCACTTGAGGGGAGGTTGCAAGGTTCGAATCCTTGACGGGCACAATAAGAATAACGATTAAATGCCATTAGAATATGATTACAACAGGCAACAAACAGCGGATACTGGAGGCGATAGCAGCCAACCGCAAGAACTATCCGAGCGACGCGAAGCATGCGTCTGCGCTGGGCATCTCAGCCAGCGTCTACACTGGGCTGAAGAAAGGCCAGACGGAAAAGGTGCTAAGCGATGCCAACTGGGTGAACATCGCCCGGAGGCTGGACGTGAACCTCCGAGAGACGATAGATTGGAAAGGGGCACAGACAGAAACCTTCAGGTATATCAGCTTGCAGATGGAGGCGTGTCAGGAACGCAGCCTTAGTGTGATACTTTGCGACCTGCCCAACATCGGCAAGACCTATACGGCACGCTGGTATGTACACGAACACCGTAACGCTGTGTACGTCGATTGCTCACAAGTGAAGACGAAGCGTGCGCTGGTCAAGAAGATAGCACAGGAGTTTGGTGTCGGCATCAGCGGCAAGTATCAGGACACCTACGAGGATCTCGTGTATTACCTGCGCTCTATGGAGCGGCCGTTGGTAGTGTTGGACGAAGCCGGGGATTTGCAGTACGAGGCGTTTTTGGAACTGAAGGCATTGTGGAACGCAACGGAAATGTGCTGTGGTTGGTATATGATGGGAGCAGACGGACTGCGTGCCAAAATCAACAGAATGGTGGAACATCAGAAAGTGGGCTATGCCGAGATATTCTCACGCTATGGCGGTAAGTACAGCCGTGTAACGCCTGACCAAGAAGATGACCGCCGTCAGTTCCTATTGGAACAAGCTCGTGCCGTGGCAAGCGTAAATGCCCCGAAAGGCACGGATATCGGTCAGATAGTACGCAAGAGCGGTGGTGGTCTGAGGCGAGTTTATACGGAAATTGAAAAACTAAAGAGAGGAGCATAATTATGATGACAAAAATAGAAATGGAAGCTATGGAAGCCGTTATCGGTATCCATAAAGAATTGGCAAGGCAAAACGAGATAGACTGGGAACAGCGTAGATATGAAATCGCAAGGAATGTCTTCCGACGGTTTATCAGACAGCACTTGAGATCGCCAAGAAAACAGGTGTTATTGAGGAACCGAAAGACATCGTTGCTGTTGCAGTAGACCTTGCAGACGTGCTGATTGAAAATCTGAAAAAAGACAAGGAGTAATGGTCAAACGAGCGTACAGTCCGAAAGACATTGCCGCCAAGAAATGGGTAACTCTACCGTGGGGTGAGCAGTGGAGTGAACCGTTCGGTTTTCCAGCTGAGAACGCTTCCTGGTTCATCAGCGGTGCCAGTGCTCAGGGTAAAAGCTCGTTCGTGATGCAGTTGGGCAAAGAACTGTGCAAGTACGGTCCTGTTCTCTATATGAGCTATGAAGAAGGTGTAACCCAACCTTTCCAGCGTCGTATGGACTATTTGAACATGAATGAGGTGCAGGGGCGTTTCCGAGTTATAGATGACGAGTCGATAGAGGAGCTTGAAACGCGACTTGCCAAACCAAAGTCCGCAAAATTCATCATCGTTGATTCCTTTCAGGTGGGCTGTAATAATTTTGGTTGGAGTTACTCATCTGCCGTTGCACTGATGAAGCGATTCAGTCGCAAGTGTTTCATCTTCATAAGTCAAGAATATAAGAGCGAGCCAATGGGTAAGCCTGCCGTGAGCCTGAGATATATCTGCGATATGAAGGTTCGGGTTATGGGTTATAAAGCCTACTGCTTAGGTCGAAGCGTCGGTTCGGCAGGTACCCACTATGTTGTGTGGAAAGAAGGGATATTAAAGACGAGTAACAATATATAATATGAAAAGAACAGCAAACGATGGCAGTTTCAAGAAAGGGAATGTGCCGTACAATAAGGGAACAAACATATCCTCACGAAAGCATCATACACGGAAAGGTGTGCAGGGGTTCTTGAAGAGGTCGGTACTGATGATAGCGCAGGACGGTTCTGTCGCCCGCGAGTTTGAAAGCGTGGCTGAATGTCAGAAATATTTGGGATTAAAAGACCGCCACTCCATATCATACGCCATAAAAAAACAGCAGCTGTGCGCTGGACATAAATTGTTGTATGAAGATGACTGGTCTCCTTTGGGAGATTACAGGTGGCGGCCGACAATAGGAAGGAATATTGACGGCTCCCTGAAAAAAGGACACCCTTGGTCTTCGCTTTATAATTCAAGAATGAGCGAGGAAATGAAAGAGAAAAGGCGAAAGGCATCGAGCGAGCAAAGCAAGCGTATGGCAGACGACCCGAACAGCAAATGGGGAAAAGGCGTTCAGAAGCCTATCTTATGCATAACTACCGGTATCAGGTATGAGTCCATCAAGCAAGCTTCCAACCAGTTGAATATTCCTGCGAACTATATCAGTACGGCCATATTGAGGTTTGGAACGACAAAAGGCTTGAAATTTAGAAACATTTAAAGTGTTTAATGGTATGGCAAGTAAGCGAGACAACCTACTCTATCGGTTACGGAAGAAAGGCGTGAGAGTGATAACACGTGAGCGCACAATATTTTTCCCATACGATGGCGAACCATTCAAGACAATACAGGTGAAACGGCTTTGCAAGGAATTTTACTTCCACGTACAATTAGAAATACAATAGGATATGAGTAGAGAAAAAAGAATTGTGGAAATAACGCCAGGGCGAATGATTCCAGGTGGTCGCATGACAGAGTGCTTCGAAAGCCAAGGACATAGTTGCCCATATTGTCAAGGAAATGGGTACCACTGGCAAGAGGACGAGTATCAAGAGCGGTATAAAAAGGAATGCCCGATATGCAAGGGCAGCGGTAAGCTTGATGCAGTGATAGAAGTTGAGTGGAAAGCAAGAGAAAAAGTAAAACCCGAATTGATGAAAGGTGACAGCAATGAAGCGTAGGTGTGTAAAATGCAAACACGGTTACAACCCCGCCCCAGGCAGTAGCTGTTTTGATGTTCAGTGTTGCGGCTTTGGATTGAAAGGTGGTGGTGGTGCTCCTGTTGGTGAATTCTGTCCTATGGATGGAAAGAAACTACAGAATTTGAGAAAAGGATATGAATAAATAATCGAGACAAAAGCATAAAAAGTAAAAAGATGATGGAAAAATTAAGATATAAATCGATAATTCCGAACGATAAGCCCGACTGGCTGCTTCGATTGCAAATGGAAATCAGTCAATCCTATGCGTTGAGAGGTATGGAAGATACTCCCGAAGAGTGGCAAGAGCTGAAGGGCTTCATTGACGACTTTATCGACAAACTCTACGTTAGAAAAGACGTAAGAATAAGAAGCGAGATAACCTCCTATCTTTTGAAAGAAGATGGTCAGACGCAGCTCCTTATCAAGAGAAATGGCAAATTACTTCAGAGTTATTACATTAAAAAATAGAAAAATATGAAAATCTTAGATGAAATTAAAAAGCGATTGCAGGTATGGCACGAACAGCGTGCTGCAAGTATTGAATACAAGCGTCAGACACAACTCGACGCAGAGACACGCGAAGCCGTGCAGATAATGGAGTTTAACGGGAGAGTCTATGTGAGCGTCAACGGTATTCCTATGTTTGACATCGATGATGTTAGTGGAAGCATGATAGATATTGTAACGAAAGCCCGTCAGAATTATAAAGATTGGAAAGAAGAGAAATTATGGGAGAAGACAGGAACTACGCAAGGTTTTATACCTTGCTAAAAAAGATGCCTGGTGCAGATAAGGAGACGCTGGTGGAGCAATATACCCACGGTCGAACAATCCATCTGCGTGAGACTTCCATGCAGGAGTACAACACGATGTGCAACGATATGGAACGAGTGACGGGGTTTGATAAGCACAGGGAGGCTATATATAAGGAACTCAAACGAAGGCGCAGCGTATGTTTGAAGTTGATGCAGCAGCTCGGTATCGACACTACGGATTGGGTGCGGGTTGACAATTTTTGTATGAATCCCCGCCTTGTTGGAAAGCCTTTCAGGAAAATAGATATGGAAGAGCTTGAGAGCCTTGCCGTGAAGCTTCGAACAATCAAGCGCAAGGGCGGTTTGAAACCAAAACAGCAACCAGTGGAACAGAAGACCTCATTCATCTGTGTTCCAATAGACAGTACAATTGAAAATTAATGTTAGTAATAATCCAATAAAAACAAAAGAACTATGGCAACAAGAAAGAAAAAAGTAATCATCACCGGCGTTAGCAGAGAAGCCGCCGATGAAGCGTTCGCAACCTATGCCAAGAGCGACGCGCAGATACAGAAAATCAATGCAGAGATAGAATTGCAGTGCGCTAAATTTCGCGAGAAGTATGCCGACAAACTGGCAACCCTCTCAGAGGAAAAGGACAAAGCGTTCGATACTCTGCAGGCCTTTGCTACGGAGAACCAAGCAGATTTGTTCTCCAAGAAGAAGAGCCTTGAAATGGCTCACGGCGTTATAGGTTTCCGAACTGGAACACCAAAACTGAAGACGCTGAAAGGCTTCACGTGGGCAAGCGCATTACAGCTTGTTAAGCGTTTCCTACCAGACTATATCCGCCAGACAGAAGAGATTGCCAAGGATAAGCTGCTTACTGATCGTGATGGTAACGTGTCAATGGAGGTTTCGGACTCTCCATCACTTGTAGAAGTTCCTATAAGGCAGGCTATGACGGAATGTGGTATACAGGTTACGCAGGATGAAACCTTCTATGTCGAGCCTAAGAAGGAGGACACCGGCGTATGATCAGAGAAATATCTAAAACGCCCAAGGTAGCCCTGTGCCGTGAATGTCATGGCACGGGCTTCCAAAAGGTAAGTATAGACGGGACACAGACACATGTCCGGTGTCCCCAGTGTGAGGGAAGCGGCAGGGTGCTGGTGAGTTGCAAGATGAGCCTTGACATCCGCCCGTATAGAAACAGTCAACAATCCTAACAAATCCCACAGCTGTGAACAAAAGGAAAGGAAAGAGTTATGCCAAACGCGTTGCCGACATCAACCATATCTATGACACTTACGTAAAGACCGGTCTTCCGAACCGTGAGATATGGAAGCGTTATGTCTACCCCAAGTACGGCATCAGCGAGCGCACCTTCTACAATCTGCTGAAGGCATCGGGCAGTCCTGGAATCGAGGACAGCTCGGAGCTTTCAGCAGAGGGCTTTTTGTTCCCTGAGCTGTTTATAGAAGATGAAACCAGAGACCCGTCGTATTTTAGGAAGAATCCTTAATGACATCCGCGTGGAGATGACGGACGAGTTCGACCGGAACTTCGAGCGTCAGTCCTTCTTCGGCGAAGCGTGGCAGCGTCGCAAGAGCCCCACGCGCCCGGGTGACCATATACTGGTCGATACCGGACGGCTCCGCAGAAGCATACAGAGCTGGACAACGGAGAACAGCATAACCTTCTTCACCGAAGAACCCCACGCAGCCATTCACAATGAGGGCGGCGAGATTGTGGTGACAACGAAGATGAAACGGTACTTCTGGCACAAATACTACGAGGCGACCGGCTCGTTCGGCAGGAAGAAGGACGGCAGTCGCAGGAATGACAAGCGCACGGTGCAGCTTTCCGAGGAAGCCGAGTTCTGGAAGTTCATGGCCCTGAAGAAAGCCGGTACGACCATCAAGATACCGCGCCGCCGTTTTCTGGGCACCAGTCCGGAAGTGGAGAAAGCCGTCCGGGAAATCATTGAGGAGAATATCACCGAGTATATCAACTTTGAATTCGAGATTAACGAGAAATGAGAAAGGAACTGTACAAGATGCTCTGCGATAAGCTGAAGACAGTAAGCGGCGGGGTCATCAAGCATATCGACCTGTGGAACCACAACGTCGAGTTCATCGAGCAGGAGGAGCAGTGGGAACGTCCCGCTGTGTTCGTGGAGTTCGCCCCCATTCAATGGCAGGCTGTTCAGAACGGTGTGGAATACCGTGCCGAGCCGATAGTGAACCTGCATGTGGTGACTGATTGGACGGGCAGCGTCAGTGCCGGCAGCGAGTTCCAGGAGGAAAGTCTGAAGGTATTCGACCTGCTGGAGGAAATCCACAAGGCACTGACCTGCATGGAAGGCGAGACTTTCATGGAATTTGACCTGGTGGAAAGCCGGACAAACCACAACCACGAGGAAATTGTCGAGAACATAGAAAGCTACCAGTGTGTGGCCATCAAGAGCCTCTGAACGAAAAAACAAGGCTAAAAACAAAAAATCCGCTGCTTTTGTTGGAAGTAACGGATTTTTATTGTATATTTGCAGTGCGTAGAGATACGTAGGGACAGGGTCGAAGTAATGACCGTGTACCGCCCCAAGGTCGCTTTTCAGCGGCCTTATTTTTTATATCTTCAGTTCCTTCAATACCATTTCGTCTGCTATATAGAAGAAAATTCTACCAGTACACTTTCGTCGTGCCTCTGTCAGAGCGGCATAGTATTTCGCATCATGTGTGGGTATCTCGAAGACAACCGCCTCGCCTCCTTGCTTTGTGAGTGCCTTCTTGGCATACTTCACGATATTGCCGGCTCCACCGGTTACGCATTTCAAGTCAGCCTTTACCTTGTCGAATCTAATATCGTAGGTCTGTCTGGCGGGTCTGTTCACGCCTTGCAGGTATTCGACATCATGCCCGTTGTCGGCAAGAACCTTGCACATTCTCATTTCCTTGTTGAACTTGCTCCTTTCTGCATTGCTGGCCGTAGCTTCCGCAATGCGTTCCAATTGCGTAGCCACAAGTCCGATGTCCTTTGGTGATACATAGGTTCTTTCCCATGTCTTCTCATCATATTTCAGAATACGCTCTGCAGCCCCTATGTTCTCGTGTTTTTGAGCCCTTATAAGCCGGCAAGCAGCGCAAAGTTCATTGTCAGGAATGAAAGCAAGTTTCAGTTTACCTTTGGCAATATCGCAGTCCCTGCAGCGGCGTATGGTGTAGGGGTTGTAGTCGGGTACGGACTTCTGCTCCAGTCCAGCATTGAAACGGAATATCCCCTTTGTATCCTTGCCCGTTGCCTCTTCTCCGAGAGCCATCGCCTCGTCGTGTGGTGTGACGGGATATTTCGACTTGCGTACCTGTACAACCGTGCAGCGGCAGTTCCATCCGTTCGGCGGGTAATATTCTTCCCAGAACGGGTCAGTGATGGGCAGCGTTACACGGTCAAGAGCGGCATGTTCAGGGCGTACCTTATCGTCTCCTGCAGTACGGTACTGGAGGTTGTACCGGTCTCCGTCCTGCATGAAACTTTCCCATTTGGCAGCCATCTGTGCGGAGGCTTGCACGAAGTTGTACTCGGCACGGAGATAGTTGGCGTTGTAGGTACTGTCAATGCTTTGAACGTCATTCAGGAACTGTTCGAATGACTTTCGATTGCCGTCCTCATCGAGTAGCGACGGGAACGCCTCGTTCAGTTCGTGGAAGGTCTTCATGCCGGAGAATATGTAGTCAGACCGTTGCAGCCGCTTTCGCATCGTATCGGACATCGCTACTTTCTCAAAGGAAGAGTCCAATGCAGCGGCATGCGCCTCAATGAAGTTCCGCATTTTAGGCGTCTCCAGAATCTCAATGCGGAACTGTGCCCCCTCCACCTTGTAAAGTGTCCGCATCATTCCCTCAAAGAGCGTGGAGAGTTCTTTCCTTATATCCTCTTCACGGCTGAAAGTGGCTTGCAGTGCGGACTTGTCCAGCAGATGGGCATAGCGTTCGTGCAGCCCCTCGTAGTCAGAGGGGCTCAGTCGAAAAAAGGGCGTTTATTTTGTCCCTGTCGCTTCTTTTTGCCCGGCTTGGGTGTTTTATCGCCCTTGGGCTCTTCACCGCCACCGTCGGGGGGTGTGGGGCCAAGAACGGGAACCTGCTGCCTGCGCTCGCCTACGGGCATGTTGTATTTCTCCTCGAAGTAGGATGGATCCACCTCGTAATTGTTCAAGACGAGCTGCTCGTAAGCCACTTGTTGCTCCGGCGTATAGTCCGCACTGTAATCCCAGTCGAAGCGAATACCTTGCAATGGAAATCCATGCTGTATCATACGTGGGATTAACTGATTATTAATGACATCACGGAGCATGTCGCAGTCAGAATCTACAAGGTTTTGGAATACCTCGAGGTGAGTTTCTGATTGTGATAGTGAAGAGCCGTCCTCGATGGTCATTGTCTGTCCGATAATGAGTTTGGAGAGTTCAGAGTTTGCCCGATCGATACGGCGGTCATAGACATTGAAGGAATCTCCTTTGGTAGACTCTACAACTTCGATATCCGTTCCCTGCTGGAAGATACCCCAGCCTTCTGTCCCCATATCAGCCATCATCTTTTCCATTTTAGAGAGTTCCTTGTCATCACGGGTAGTTGTGCGTGCTATACGCATCGGCATGCCAAAAATCTCGGCAAAGGTATCCCAAAAAGCTAATGCATTCTTCTTAGGTATCGTTTGTGTAGCCGCTTTAAGATAAAGACCGAGAGCATCAGGCTGCCCTACTTCAATGAGCCAATCAACAAATGGAGGCTCGTGATAGTTGATACCCGACTGCCATTCGTCGCCTAACTGTTTAACGACTCTACTATATTCAGGAATAACGTGTTTTCTCGGAATAAGCTTTACGCCATTATAATAAAGCATATTATTGGTATCAGTCATCAATTCGCCAAGTTCAATGAGCGAATGGCCCCAATAATTGGCGTCCAATGCATATTTCATAAGCTGTTTGAACCATGACTTATTGAAATAATCAACTGCTTGTTCGTCTTCGTCGCCTTTTTCATTAACAAGTTTAAAGGAACGAGCTAACACAAAGCCCTCTCGTTGCTGAATACAGCCCGAAAGATGTAAGTCTACCTCCACATCACGATAAACGTCATAGAGACGCTGGCGGTTCGGATTGTCGGCGTTGATGGCCATCTGCCAAGCCGTACGCCAGTCGCCGATGTCCTTGCGTGTGAGAGAGTCCGTGGTGCGCTGCAGTTCCATCACCGTCTTATGGAACCGCTTTGCGTCATTCTTTGCCAGCTGGAGCGTGCCGAAAGGTGTATGCACCAGCATCTTGTTGTTTTTATTCCTGTTTCTTGCCATAGTAGTCACCAGTTATATCTTTGCTTCTTTTGGCTTCCGTACTTCATCGGGAGACCGATGGTGTCGCCATTCTCATCGATTGCGAGTGGCAGGTCCGGCACAATCTTTCCAGCCTGTACTCCCTCCAGCCACTTGATGGCTCGTTCATAGCGTTCCTTGCGTATTTCCATACCCATCTTCTGCGGCGTAGACGCTGCCATGTGGTAGATGGCAATATCGCAGGCGCGCATTACCACGAGCTTGTTACGTTGGTTGCCCGTGGCACTGAATACAGCCTCTGTGTCGTATTTCGGGCGGAGATATCCGGCTATCTCTTCTATAGCTTCTGTCTCGGCGTTGCTTCGGTTCTCTTCGCTGACCTGTGAAATCACTTTCAACGCCTGTTCTCCGATAACGACCTTGTAATCTTCATTCGTGATAAACATACCTATTCATTTATTATAATGTGATGTATAAAGCCTTCTTTTCCAAGTCAGCTATGGTTGTGCCTTCTTTGAAAACACCACCCCTGATAAACTTCTTCAGTTCCTGTTTGGAAAGTACTTCCAATTTTTTGTTGATAACAAGCACCATATACTTTTTATGGGTGGTATGGTGACAGTAGTCTGCCTTTTTTACGGCACGCTTGAATCTTATGCCGAAAATGATGTCTTTAATAAGTCTGTACATAATTAACTTTATTGAAGGTAGGCGCGTTCGGCACAGCTCAAGCAAGCTTGGCTTTGCACTCACTTGCGCTACCATTGGTTTTTTGAGGTCGGCCGACGGCCGAATCTCGGTGAAAACATTTGTTGTCTTGTATTCCTCTGAAGGATATAGATAGCTCCTTCATCGGCATCCGGTGCATCGTCGTTGCCTGCCATGCCTTTCTCGAAGGCGAGCGTCTGCTCAACTCCAGCCTGCATGTCGGGGTCTTCTTTCTGTGATATGTCATAATAGACAAAGCCTCGTTCCCAGAGCGGGCTGATGGCTTCGACGCGCTGGAATTTGTCTGGTTTTTTACGCATGTCTCCCGTGATGGGCAGTTGGAAGCCCCGAAGATTACCTTCAACGGTAAAGTCGTCAAGGATGATGTCCTGCATGAAACTTGCCTCCATCATGAAGCGGATAGGCAGGCCGATTCCCAAACTCCACTCATAGAGGTCGTAACACCATCGGACAAGCTCGGCCACGGATGCCTTTCGCACGAAAGCCCGCAGGTGCCACAGCTGTGATCTACACTTGCCCCATAGCTTCGCCGCCTTGGTGTCATTTGTTTTCTTTGATTTCCACGACGGGTCGATGTAAAGTACCAGTTCGTCGAACTCCCACCATGCCGGACGCTTGGCATATTTAATCCACTCTTGCTTGAAGACTGTACCCTCGACAATTGGATTATGCATCATCTCCTTGTTCCAGGCACGATAGCCTACAAAGTCGGCATATTCGCGGGCTTCCTCCTTGGTCCATTTCTCACGCCATACGGGATTGCCCTCGCTGTCCACGGCATATATGGTTGAAACATGCACGCCCTTTGTCTTGCAGATGTTGGCCAAGACTGAGGTCTTCGAGATAAGGTTACCGACCATAATGAAGCGGCCACGCCCCACATCGAGGGCACCGAAGAGGGCTTCCTTCACCCAATCGGTGAGTTCGCGCACACGGCGTTCATTACGGCAGAGTTCATCGTCATCAAGGTCGTCAATGACGATATAGTCCGGTCGTGCCTCACGCTTGCGGAGACCACGCGGCGACTGTCCACGACCGCATGCAAGGAAATAGACACCCTCCTTGGTGGAGAACTCACCCTCCGTCCAGCTGCCCATTGACATCTGCTTTCCGAAGTCGGCTATGATGCGTTTGTTGTACTGGAGTTCGGCCTGAATATCACCGAGGAGTCTGTTTGCACTATCCTCGGACTTGCCGACGAGCACCATGAAGTTGATGAGCCTCTTGGGCTGGAACATGAGCCACAGCGGAGTGAAGATGTCCATGTGGGTAGACTTGGCATGCCCGCGAGGCCACTTGAAGACAGCTTTCAGGTTCGGAGTGTTTTTTACCTTATTAGCTGCGGCGTTGTGGAACGGTGCATTGTGGATGGTACGGATAACCTCACCCGTAACCTTGTCGCGCAGCTGCAGGAAATGAGGGAAATAGTATTCGCAGAATGCGGCATAGTCCTTCTGCAGCCTGCGAATGCGCTGCTCTTTCTGCACGGAACTCTCGCGGACAAGGCTTTTCGTGTCCGTAATGCTCTGTATCTGCCGGCAGTGTTCCTGCCACTCCTGCTGTATCTTCTTGAGCTCCAATATTGTTGCCATAGCGTGATACTATAATGTGGACGGGTTTTGCATGCGCTCCATGAGGAACTTGTTCTGGTACTTGTTGATGGCCTTGATAAGCTCCGGCGTAATCTCCGGGTCGTATGACGCCTGGTCCTGAATCCAGCGGTTAAAAGCCATGAACACCTCTATGGCATCGATGACGTTTGCCTTCTTGTCGAGCTTCTCTATCGTTGCCGAGAGTTTTGAGAGCTTGTCGGCCAGCGAGCCGATGAGCGTCGGGTCCTTTGACTTGTTCACACTCTCTATCAAACCGTCGATGGTAAGCAGGAGCTTGTTCACCAGTTCCGGGCGTGATATGTTCTTTGCGGCGCGCGCCTCCTTCCATCCTTCAGAGGTGCACCATTTGGAAACGGTAACGCGCGACACACCCAGTTGGTCGGCAATCTCCGTCTGCTCCATTCCGGAGAGGTACAATGACCTCCCGATGGTCTTTTTCTGTTCAATTTCTGCCTTTGTCATAAAAACGTTTTTATGGATTGTATTAAAAACTACTGCAAAGATGCCCTTTTTCAGGCAGGCAGGAAAAGAAGTGTGCAATGCTTTCACAGATGTGTGCAACCGTTTCACACTTTCTTTGAAGGCTGTCTTAAATACCGCAACTTTGCATCAAAAAGCGATGATATGAGTAAGACAAAACGAGTAAGAATCAGCAACGAGAGCCTGAACAGCTATGGTACGCGTGTCCTGACAGCCGGAATGAATGTCGAACAGTACAACCGCAACCCCGTATTGCTGTACATGCACGAGCGTGGTCAGGTTATCGGTCTGGTGAAAGACCTGAAGGTCGAAGGAGAGGAAGTTACCGGCGAACTGGTGTTCGACGAGGCGACCGAGCTGAGCCGACGTTGCAAGAAGCAGTGGGAGTTCGGCTCGTTGAAAATGGTGAGCGTGGGCATTGACATCTTGGAGTTGAGCGAGTCCCCAGAACACCTGGTACAGGGGCAAAGCAGCCCGACGATTACCAAGAGCAAGCTCTTCGAAGTATCGCTGGTAGACATCGGCGCGAATGACGATGCCATCGTGCTGCAGAAAGACGGGCAGCGCATAGAGTTAGGTAAGGATGGCGGCACGGTACTGCCGCTGCTGCATAGTAACAACAATCAAAAATCAAAAGAAATGGATCAAGAGAAATTAGCCCTTGAGTTAGGTCTTCCCAAAGATGCCGACGAAGCTGCCATCAGTGCAGAACTGGCAAAGCTGAAGACCAAGGGTGCGGAGGCGGACAGTCTCCGCACGGAATGCGACACGCTGCGTGCCGCACGTATTGAAACCCTCGTGAACGCCGCCGTGGCCGAGAAGAAAATCGGTGAGGACAAGAAACAGCAGTTTTTGGAACTGGGAAAGAAGCTCGGTGCCGAAGACCTGAAGGCAACCTTTGATGCCATGTCGCCACAGGTGAAGCTGAGTTCCATCGTAGGCAATCAGGGTGGAGCTCCGTCTGGAGGAAATGCCGAATACAAAAAGCTGAGCGAGGTTCCTGCAGAAGAGTTGGAGAAGCTCCGTGAAGAGAGCCCCGCACAGTACAAGAAGCTGTACAAGGCAGAATACGGTATTGAATGCGAGATTTAACATGTATAACAACAAAAATCAGAAAGCAATGACAAGAATGATTGCAATGTTTATGGCGGTTCTCATGAACTGCCTGGTAGGCGGCACCCTTGCCGTCGCTGCCGGTCTGTCTCCCATGACGGGTGCCGTCGGCATGAACGTACTTGCTGCCGTCATCGGACAGGCGGCTCCCGCCGGCAGTCTCCGTGCGGGCGTCTATACCGAGATATGGACTGGTGAGCTGGTGAAATACCTGCGCCGTGGTCTGGAGGCGACTTTCCTTGACGGCATTCCGGACAGTTCGAGTATCGTGAACAACGATGTCATCCACCTTGTAGAGGTCGGCGTGGACCCTGACGTATTGATCAACAACACGACCTATCCTATTCCCCTCCAGGCACTGGATGACAAGGACATCGCCATCAAGCTGGACAAGTTCCAGACGAAGGTAACACCCATTACCGATGACGAACTCTACGCATTGAGCTATGACAAAATGGGACGCGTGAAAGAGAGCCACGGCAATTCAATAAATGACGGGAAGTTTGCCAAGGCCGCCCACGCCCTGTGTGCAAAGGAAGACACTGCCACCACGCCAGTGCTGAAGACTACGGGCAAGCGCGATCCGGTAACGGGACGCCTGAAGATGACGCCGACCGATTTGCTGAACCTGAAACGTGCGCTGGACAAGCTGAAAGTTCCTGCCCAGGGACGTCGCCTCGTGCTTTGCAGCGATCATGCGAACGACCTGCTGGAAGTATCCCAGGTGTTCAAGGAACAGTACAACATCAACCGCAATGACGGCACGGTAGGCAGGCTGTACGGCTTTGACATCTATGAGTTTGCGAACAATCCGCTGTACACCACTGCCGGCAAGAAAAAGGATGTCGGTGCCAGTGCTGCGACCGGTGAGTTCCAGTGCTCTTTCGCCTTCTATGTACCTCGTGTCTTCAAGGCTACGGGTTCCACGAAGATGTACTACAGTGAGGCATCGACGGACCCGCAGAACCAGCGTTCACTCATCAACTTCCGCCACTACTTCATCTGCATGCCGAAAAAGACAGATGCAGGTGCAGTGATGATGAGCGGCTACAAGGACCCCAGCCTTCCTGAGGGATAAATCAAACCATAAAACAGATAACAAGCGTATGAAACTGAAAGTAACAAGTGCGTTCCGCGACAGGGACGATCATGTAACAGTGTATGACCCGGATACCATTCTGGAGGTGAAAGACAAAGACCGCGCCCAGTCGCTCATAGACCGTGGCCTGTGCAAGGAGTTCAAGGGCAAAACTGCCCCTGCATATATCCTCGGCACAGAGGAAGATGGCAGCCAGCCGGACGAAAGTGAGGGCGGTACGGACGAAAATCCGGATACCGGCGCAGCAGGTCAGGAACAGAACCCTAACTCCAATCCTGAAGGCGATGAGTAAGCCGATAAAGTATCTTGTAATCCACTGCACCGCCACGCCGGAAGACCGTGAGGTAAGCTCCGCGGAGATACGCCACTGGCACACCGACCCGGTAAGCAAGGGAGGGCGTGGCTGGAAGCAGGTGGGTTACACGGATATGGTGCACCTCGACGGAAGCATAGAGCGGCTGGTGGACAACAATGAGGATGCCAATGTTGACCTGTGGGAGGTAACGAACGGTGCTGCGGGCTACAACAGCATCAGCCGGCATATTGTATATGTGGGCGGCTGCGACAAAACGACGAAGCCTAAGGACACCAGGACTGCCAAGCAGAGCGAGGCTCTGAAACGCTATGTCGTGGACTTTCATCGCCGTTTCCCCCAAATACGCATCGTTGGACACCATGAACTGAACCCAGGCAAGGCCTGTCCCTCCTTTGACGTGCAGAAGTGGCTGCTCGAAATAGGAATCAGGCAGTAATGCCCTAATATGACAAAGGTATGGAACTCAGTGAAATTATCAATCTGGTGCTGGGTGGCGGCCTGGTGGCTACGATAGCAGCCATCATCACATTGAAATCGACCGTGAGGAAAGCGAAAGCGGAAGCAGAGAAAGCGGAAGTAGAAGCCGAGACAGTCCGGATTGATAACACTGAGAAAGCCACCCGGGTGCTTATCGAGAATATTGTAAACCCATTAAAGGAAGAACTCAATGAAACAAGAAAAGACCTCAACGCGACCAAGCGCGAGATGGCACGTCTCCGCAAGGCCATCGACGATGCTAACAGCTGCCGTTATAGCGATGACTGCCCTGTGCTTCACCGCATGCGCATCGAGCAGAAAAAGCGTGAGCCGGGAGACAGCCACGAGCCACGAGGCGAACCGCCTCGACGTGGACAGCACGGTGAGCGTCGTAGAAACCTGGCGAACGCCGGTGAAGGTCCCGATGTCAGCGGTGAGCCTGACGCTCAGCATGGACAGTCTGCGGCTGCTGCCGTCCGGGGCGGGCTACACAGCCCGGAAAGGACAGGCGAATGTGAAGGTAACGCGGAGGGCACCGACGGAGAAGGAGCCGGAGCAGCTGGTGATTGAAGCCAGCTGCGACAGCCTGGAACTGGTGTGTGCCGGATATTCCAAGACCATCAGCACCCTGAAACGCCAGCTGAAGGAAGCCAGAAAGTCCAATAGCGAGCTTAGGGAAGAGACAAAGGAAAGTTCCGGAAACACCTTCCTCATGAGGCTCAAGTATTTTTGTGCCGGGCTTCTGTCCGGGATAATCGGAATAGTATTCACTTTTATAAAACTTAGAAAATGAGCAAGAACAAGAAATTCATCTACGGCATCGCAGCCGTGAAGAAAGGAACCACGCTGATAGGTTACATCGAGAAAGGCAGCTGGGACTGGGGCGGCACGAAGCCGGAGAGTGTGGACGTGGAAGCCGAGCAGGTTCCCGATGCGCCTGTGCTGACCCTGCTCCAGAAGAACGGACAGGTCAGTCCGACTTTCAACCTTATCCAGTTGGATTACGAGAACCTGAAGAACATTCTCGGCGGTGAGCTGGTGAAGACTGGCAGTGGCGGCAATGAGAAGGTGACTGGCTGGAAAGCTCCCTCCTCCCTTGTGGAACTGAGAGACAAGTGGACCATCGACTTCGTGAGTGGCCAGACTATGACCATTCCCAACGGTACCATTCTGGCCAACCTCGGCGGCAAGCTGACACTGACCGAAGTATCGAAGGTAGAATGCCAGTTGAAGGTGAACAAGCCCGAGGATGGCGGTGCGCCTTATGAGATCAATGATACCACTGAAGGCTGATGGACGAGCAAGTAATCAGGAAGATCCAGAGAGAGGGAGCGGAAGCCTTGCTTGATGCGGGCGTTTCCCTCCCTCTCAAGGATTTAAGGATACCTTTCAGGAAAGAGCCGTTGCGGTTCCGGCTGACGATGAAGCGTCCCACACTTTCAAGACAGATAAAGATAGCGCATACTTATCTGTCAATGGACACGACGGCGGCTGAACTGGAAGCGATGGATCATAAGGAACAGATGCAGTTCCTTGCCCGGCATGGCAGGACCTTGAGCCGTATCATCGCCCTGACGATGGAACGCTGGTGGCTGCCGGTATGGTTGCTTTCGTGGCTCGTGCTGCACTCAATGAAGTGGGAGTACCAGAAGGCAGCCTTCAGCCAGTTCGTATTGCTGATGGGCACGCAGTCTTTTATACCTATTATCAGATCAGCAGAGATGACGAATCCGATGAAGCTGAGACTGAGCCAACGAAAGAAGGGGAGTTAAAGAGCCATTGGGAAAGCTCCCATAGCCCTTTCGGATTTATCTGGCAAATAGCCAGCGCTACGGGATGGAGCGTGGACTACATTCTGAATGGCGTAAATTTTCAGACACTTATCATGATGCTGAGTGATGCACCACGTTATGTTGATAGCCGTGAACAGAAGAAAGATCAGACTGAAGAGGAGGAAGCTGAGGATATAGTAGGCTTTTTTCAAAGTAATTTAAACCAATAAGACAATGAAACCAGTAGAGATAGAATTCCTTATGCGTGATAACCTCACGGCAGGACTTGACAAAAGCAAGATGAGTGTTGAGCAGCTCTTAGGAGCAGCTCGACGTGCTTCGCTCTTTATCAATGCTAAGATCAACGACCAGCATAAGGTAATTGATAGTGTCAATACTGACCTTGACCGTATGCAGCGTAAGTTGCAGACTATGAAACCAGGGACAGGACAACAAGAACTGCTTACGGAAATTAGTGCTTGCAAGAAAGTACTTGCCGAAGAGATGGGTGTGCTTGAGGGGTTGGAAAAAGAATATCAGCAGGCACGGCAGGGCGTCAGTCAATTGGAGCAGGAATATAAGAAAATATCTGTATCAGAAGAGCAAGCAGCAGCTGCCAGCAAATCGCTCACCGAAAAGATAGCTGAGCAGAAGAGTGTCATTAAGCAGGTGGAGGCTGACGTGAAGGCTCTACAGAAAGCTTATGAGTCCGCAGCACCTGGCAAAGCACAAAATGAAGTAGCAGCCGATTTGAATGCAGCCAAACAAGCCTTAGAAGAAGAAAAGGGAATTCTAAATAGCCTGACAGAAGCACAGAATCGCAACAAGGAAAGCAATCAACGATTGTCGCGTCAACTACGTGAGCTGCAAAATGACATGGCACGTATGCGTCTGAACGGCGAGCAGAATACCGAAGAGTACCAGAAGATGGCACAAAAGGCAGCTGAGCTCTCCGACACCTTAGGAGACTTGCGTGCACAGACAAGTATTCTCGCTAATGACGATGCGAACCTTCAGGGCTTCATCTCGGGAGTTAATGGTCTGTCTGGTGCATTCACCACAGCTACAGGTGTAATGTCGTTATTCGCATCAGAGAACGAGAATCTCGCAAAGATACAAGCTCGCGTGCAGAGTGTCATGGCTATCACCATGGGCTTGCAGCAGGTGTTTAATACTCTTAACAAGGATAGTGCCTTCCGCCTTGTAACGCTTACAAAAGCAAAGGAGTTCCTTACAGCTGCTAATTATCGGCTTGCAACATCGTTAGGTATATCTAATGCTGCTGCAACTGCACTTATGGCAACTCTTACTCTTGGATTATCTGTAGTTATTACAGGTGTAATTGTAGCTTGGAATAAACTTTCAGATGCTCAGGAAGAAGCTGCGAAGAAAGCACAAGAACGTGTAGAAATTGAATCTCAGGGCAGAGCCGAGATGATTAAGACTCGATTCGAAATTGATACTATCCGTGAGAGTCTCAGGAATTTCAGTGGTACGAAGGAAGAAGAAAAGCAGAAGTGCGAGGAAATGAACCGTAAGTACGGTGAAGCCTTCGGATATTATGACTCTGTAGCAAAGTGGTATGATGTTCTGACACAAAAAGCAGAACAATATATACAGATGCTCTTTCTGCAAGCTAAGGCACAGGCACTGGTGAATAAGGCTGTAGAAGCTGACGAAAAATTAGCTAAACACAAAGCCACTAACCCAGATAATGCAGATACATCTATGGGGTGGTTTAAGAAGGCCTTATTGAGTTTTGGTTCTGCTACATCTAATGGAATCATTGATTCTCGTAAGATTATAAAAGATAGTAACAAGAAGGCTCATGATAAACGGACCAAAGAATTAGAGGCTGAGCGCGACAATAATCTAAAGAACGCAGCTGATTTAACAAAGCAAGCTGCAAATATTGGAAAGAAGAATAATATTGGTGGGCATGCAGCACCTACAAAAAACAAAAAGAAAAAAAAGAAAAAAAAGAAAAAGAAAGACGGGACAAAAGAAGCTGAACAGCTTGCCAAGGAACTTCTTGCATTACAAAGAAAGAACCGCCAGGAGGAGATAGACCTTATTAAGGAAGGTTCTGACAAGAAAAGAAAGCAGATAAAAGAGAATTACGACAATGAACTTGCTGATTTGAAAGTACAGGAGAATAAATGGCGTAAGGCGCAAAAGGGTAAACTGACTAAAGCACAGGAAGATGCACTTACAGAATCTCGCAATCTTGCCACACAGAAAAAGCAGCATAACGAAGATGAGATAAATAAAGAAGAGCAAAAGAAACGCTTAGAGCAGCAGAGAAATGAAGTGCAGGCTATGAGTGAATATCTCAAGACTTATGGCTCTTTCCAGCAGCAAAAGCTTGCGATTGCTGAAGATTATGCCCAACAGATAGCGGATATAGATGCTTCGGAAGTGAGCGAGACAACAAAGAAGTGGCAGAAAGCAAAGCTTCAGAAGGAATATCAAGAACGCCAGGCAAGTATGTCGTTCGAGGAAATCAGCCGTGGTATCGACTGGAATGCGCTCTTCAGCGGTGTAGGCAATCTGACCAAGGAGATGATGCAACCGATGATGGAGCAGCTGCGTGCCTACACAGAAACTGACGACTATAGGAACGCTTCAGCCGATACACAACAGAAAGTGACGGAGCTAATTCAGCAGATGAGACAGTATATCGGTACTGACCAGAGTGCGACATGGCAGAAGTTGGACGAAGCCATCAAGCGATTTGCTGATAGCGTGGCTGTATACGACCAAGCTAAGAAAGATGAAGCTGCTGCCGTTGCTGCCGTGGAAGCAGGAAAGGTAGGACTCCGTGAAGGGAGAATCAGTAAGGAAAGATACGATGAACTTGAAGCACGTGCTGAAGAGCTGGGGAGGGCAACAGTACAAGCACGCGAGGATATGGACTCCTTCGGCAAAGCATTAAATAGGACATCTGAAGAAGTTGCTAACTTTACGTCTGGATTAACAACGGCTCTCAATAACGCTAAGGCATGGCAGGGTGTAGATGGATACGGAGGCGTACAGCAGTCAGTAGGACAGGTTGATGCACTCAAAGGTACGCTTGATTCTATTCTTCCAACCATGGGAGACGGCATAGCAAAGAGTGTTGGCAGTGCTGTGTCAGGAGCAATGGGAAATGCGTTGTCCTCTCTTGGTGGCACGATGTCGGGCATTCTATCAAGTGGCATAGGAAGTATGGTTGGCATTATTGCACAAATACCCAGAATGATACTTGACCTTGCCAATAGTATCAAAAGCTTTGTTACTGGTGTTCTGAACTCACTGACAGAACTTATAACTTTGCGCTGGATAGACGATCTTGTAAATAGCATCTTGGAAGCTATCGGTAATCTTATCAATGCTATTTTTGACTTGCCAGAGAATTTATTTAAGGTACTTGAGTCTATTATAGTAAAAGGTATTGGAGGTTTGTTGGATACTGTTGTCGGACGTATCGGTAACGTTCTTTCCTTCGGACTGCTCAGTCATAAAGGTCCCAGCAGCTGGTTTACTAACAGTAACGAGGAGGAAGTGGCAAAATCAATTGATCGCCTGACAAAACGTAACGAACTCCTGGAGCAGGCAATTGAGGACCTAACGGACGAGATGAAGACGGCACGAGGTGCTACAGCTATTCGCATATCACGCGATGCAGAGAAACTTCAGCGTGAAACGAACGAGAACTACAAACGTATTGCACAGGAACAGGCAGGCTATCACTCGGCACATCATAGTTTCAACGCCTACTGGAAAGGGTTTAGTCAGGAGCAAATAAATCGTTTCAGTTCTCAAATAGGCAGAAAATGGGACGGCAACTTGTGGAATCTCACTCCCGAAGAAATGAAGATGTTACGTTCCAATGTCGATATGTGGGAAAAGATCCAGAATACAGGTAAGGGAGACTATGGTGGTCGCGTAGCTGATAAGCTTAATGACTACATCGCACAAGCCGGCAAGCTGAAAGAAATAACAGATGCTCTCTACGAGAACCTGACTACAACAACAAGGCAGAATGTCTTTGACGACTTCCTTAACTCACTTTATGCTCTCGCCAGTGGTTCGAAAGATGTCTTCAAAGAGATAGAAGAGAACTGGCAGACGATGGTAAACAAGATGGCAGTGAACAATCTTGTTGGTGCGAAGTTTCAGAAAAATCTTGAGAAGTGGTACGAAAGTCTTGCAAAACTTAATGAAGAACGTATTGATGGAAAGATAACTGATGCAGAATTCCGCAAGCGCCTCGATGCACTGAAAGAACAATACGAAAGTTATGTCAATAGTGCTAAGAATGACATAGAACAATTGCGTAATGAAGGTATTATTAAGGAGACAGACAAAGGTACAACCCAACAAGGCAAGAGTGGCGCATTCACAGCAATGAGTCAAGACCAGGCAACAAAGCTTGAAGGGTTGTTCGTTAGTGGTCAGATGCATTGGGCAAGCATTGATGACCGCGTTGAAGATGTCGCAAAAAAGATGAGTGCAGCACAAGAGCATCTACGGAAGATTGAAGAGAATACAGGCAATAGTGCTGCTTCATTGAAAGAGATAGGTGCTGATGTGAAAAAAATGATTAGGGACGGAGTAAAAGTTAGATAAGTATGACGAAGATATTGGAAGGACAAGTGCTTATCAATGGCACGGATATATATAAGGAGTATGGTGTGTTCTTAACCGAAGAACGAAAAGGTGGCAGAGATAATCTCAATGCTATCCTGGCACCAAGCAAGGCAAAGGACCATGTAGGTGTAGACATACGTGAGCATAACGGAAAGAAGTATTCCAAACAATTATTTCCTGCCAATGCTGAGCGTGACGTTACTTTGCACTTCGCCCAGTATGCACCTACACGCCAGCAGTGGCTTGAACGATACATGTCGTTTATCCACTTTTTAAAATCAGGCAACAATGGCTGGCTGACAATTACATTCACGACACTGAACCTTACGATCAAAGTATTCTATCTTGACAGTAGTGCCTATCGCTCACTGACGTATCTATGGACCGAAGGCATACAGGCAAGTAGCTATAAGGTGAAGTTCCGTGAACCCGAACCAATCATATAACGTTTAAACGCCATTTGAATATGCTTCTAACACTATTTGATAGCAGCGGACAAGTAAAGGCTACGTTCTCACCGAACGACAGCAGCACACAGGATAAGGAGATACAGGGCGACAATCTGCTGAAACTCTCCTTCATCCTGTACGAGTGTATCTCCATTGACGTGAATGATTACCTCGACTATGATGGTGAACGTTACTGGGCAACGGAAAAGTATAAGCCAGCACAGAAGAGTACAATGGAATGGGAGTACTCTTTTCAGCTACGTGGCATAGAGAGTCTGATATCTCGCTTCTTAGTGCTGAACAATACCGATGGTGAGAACGAAGCTGTGTTCGCTCTAACGGCACGGCCCATAGATCACATGCGCCTTATTGTGAAGAATATCAATGCTGGCATGGACGGACTGCAGAACTTCAAAGTTGGTGTAGTTGAGGGTACAGATAACGTGGTTATCGACTACACTGGTAAATATTGTCAGGAGGCACTGAAGGAACTTGCTGACGCTGTACATACTGAATGGTGGTTTGACGGTCAGACACTGAATCTCTGTCGATGTGAGCATGGCGAGGAGATTACGCTGGGTTACGACAATGGCCTTACGTCGCTCGACCGAGACCTTGCAGATAACGTGAAGTTCTATACACGTCTGTTCCCGATAGGTAGCTCACGTAATATAGATCCAGAAAAGTACCATCACTCACGGCTAATGTTGCCAGATGGTGCGAAGTATGTAGATGTGAATGTAGAGAAGTACGGCATTATACACCACTATGAGCAGGCTGCCTTTGCTGACATTTATCCACGTCGCACGGGTTCTATCAGCGAAGTGCGACACGAGGAGGTTAAGGATAAGGACGGTAAGCCGTTCACAATCTATTACTTCAAGGACAAGGTCCTGCCGTTTAATCCTAATGACTATGAGATAGGTGGACTTGTAAAGCGTGTGTCGTTCCAAGAAGGAAGTGAGTTGGCTGGATTAGGAACTGACACGGAGCATTACTTTGAAGTAAACTACCATAGCGATACTAAGGAATTTGAAATTATCACGATTTGGCCCTACAACGACGGTACCCAACTGCCAGGTGGTACACTCGTGCCAAAGGTTGGCGACAAATACATACTTTGGAACCTGCGCATGCCTGATGAGTACTATGGTATAGCAGAGAAAGAGTTCCTGGCAGCTGTTGAGAAGTACAATAAGGAGCACGCCTTGGACGTATCGCGCTATAAAGCCCCGACAGACCATGTATGGATGGAAGACACAAGTACCGACCTGTTCATCGGCAGACGTGTCCGGCTGGAGAGCAATGAATACTTCCCCGATACGGGCTTCCGCAAGAGTCGGATCACACGCCTTAGTCGGCAGGTGAACCTGCCTGGTAAGATGAACCTTGAGATAAGTGATGCACTATCGACGGGGATGATGCAGAAGGTGGACGACTCCATCAAGGATGTAAAGAAGTACACGGGAGCCTTAGTGGGAGCACTGAATGTTCCGGACATCATACAGAGCGGAGACACAACGATGCCTGCTGATACGAATATCTTTTCTGCACGCCGCTCGCAGAAGGAATTCATCAGCAAGAATTCAGCTGATATTGCGCAGGGGTTAATTACCTTTTTGATGGGTATAGGTTTCAAGGACGGCGCGGGCATAGACGGCTTTGGCAACGCCATATTGAAAGCCATTCAGACGCTCGGTTTTGAAAAGACGATAAACGGCTTTGGCGTATGGCTCGATGAGAACGGGCGTGCCCACGGGCAAATAGACTATTTGGAGGTGATTGGCAAGGCTGTCTTCCGCAGCCTTCAGATAGACGAGTACAAGCACATCGGCGGCAATATCGTGCTTTCAGGTGCAAATGCCATAATAGAAAAGGTTGTGCCTGTAACGGGTGGCTGGAAGTGCTACCTCCACACGGACGACGGCGACAAGGCTATTACCAACGACTGGTTGCCGGGCGACCAAGCACTGTGCCAAACTTTCAACATCAAAGCAGGTGTGTACGAAAATATCAGCAACCGCTATTACTGGCGCGTCGTGTCTGAGGTGGCGCAGAAAACGGCAACGGAAGAGGCATATATCATCATTACCGACGATGACACCTACCGCGATAAAAGCGTAGACAACGATGAGCCGAAAGCGGGTGATAACGTCGTGCTATGTGGGCACAATACGTTGTGGGACATTGCCCACGGCGTAGAACCGACGAAGTACCGCCACCGCATGAATATTACGATGATTACCACCTCAAAAGAGGAGGGAGGAACTATCGAAGTGTATCGCAGCATTCACGACTTTTCGCTGAATAAAGGTAACGCCATATTCCATCTGTCGAGCGATAAAATTTACATGAATAGCCGCCACTTCGAGTGGGTAAGCTCCGACGGTGAGCGCATTCCCAACGTTCTGTACCGTGGCGACTGGACACCGGGCACAGTGGCAGCGAAATATGAAGCGTGGTACCACAGTGGGGGCACGTGGCTTTCGTTCGTCGATGATAATGCCGACGAACCAACGGGGCATTCGCCGAAGTGGAAGCAGTATGCAGCTAAAGGAAAAGACGGCGGCACAGGGCTGCGCGTCGAGGGTTTTTCTTCTGCTGGCAGCGCAGCCTATACGGAAGGGCAGACGGCGTGGAAAGCCACCTTTGAAGTTCACGTATGGGAAAACGACGTGGAGATAACAACGAAGCTGCCATCTACGCGCTTTGTATGGGAGCGAACGAGCGAATATGAAGCTGGTGATGCTGCGTGGAAAGACAGGCACAGCAACGATGGCTATAAAATAAACGTAACGTATGACGACTTAATGGGCGACACTTCTTTTGTGTGTAAATTCCTTAATTCGTCTGGAAATAAAATATTAACAAGTGTAACTTTTTAAATATAAAAACAATGGCAGATATATTAGCACAAAAAACATTTACAGTAAAAAAGTTGGTGAATGGAAAAACCCTTACCTTCGTCCTCAAGACGGACAAGGCACTTACACAAATTTTTTCACGTGATAGCAAAACATTTGCGCCTGACTATGCAGCATCGGCACTTACCTTGACACCAATGCTGTTGGTAAGCGGGAAGTCCGGAGACCAGACAGCGTACCTTAGCAATTTGAATTGGCGTGTGCTCAAGCAAGATGGCTCGGCAGCTACACAGGCATTGACGGCAGGCACTGGACTTGCTAAAAAATTAGCAGCTAACCTCACCGACTGCACAGGCTTGAAGATAACTTGCGAGGCGACCTACACCGACCCTGTCTCAAGAGCAGCAGCGCAAGTGGTGGCGTCAGTAGAAATAACGAAGATGGAGAATGCCGGCGCAAACATTCTTGCAAGCCTCTACATGCCTGACGGCGATACTTTCGACAACGCGGGAAAAGCGTTGAAGATACATTGTGATTTGATGCGTGGTGGCGACATCGACACATCTAACGTATCTTACATGTGGTATCAGCTACGCAACGGCGTGTGGGTAAAACTCGAAACCGCCAATGCTAACGGCATCAGCGGAATAAATACCAACGAAATAACAGTACCAGCCTCGGCTGTCGTAAATGTCGGGATATTCAAATGTGTCATAAAAGATACCGATACCGCAAGCGCAACGGCAAACAAGGAGGTGTTTGCCATCGGTACATTGTACGACGGGTCGGACCCCTATGAAATCGACGTATTCCAGCCCAACGGCGATAACGTTGCCGAAGGTGGCACATTGCTCCACTGGTTTAAAATACGTCAGGGTGCTTCCTATATTACTGACAGCGTAATATTGGGTGCGCATAATATGCGTGTTTGGCGTTTTGCAGCTAACAATGCAATTGATACCACATGGGGCACAAGTGGCTATAAAGCCTGTACGAAAGATGCGCCAAATGCTCGCTTTTCGCTTGATATAGCCTATACTGACCTATTGAGCGCAAGCCAAGCATTTTGTGTAGAGTTGTATTAAAAATGTAAGGGCGTTAGAATTACGCCCTTACCCCCTCTTTAATAAATAAAAGTAGTAGTAATAATGGCAGGAATAATAGCACAACGCACATTTACCGTTCGCCGAGCACCAAAAGATGGGAAGCCCGGAGAACCCGGCGATAAAGGGGAAGATGCCCTCACCCTCACAGTTACGCCAAACACCTTTGTTTTTCAAACCAATAACAAAGGTGTCATCGAAAATTTGGCGCAAAATAAGGGTAAAATCCGAATGTTTCTCGGACAAACGGAAGTTGTGCCCAGCAGTATAGATATTACTCCATACAATTGCTACGCAAGAATAGTAGGCGATAATACACTATACTTCGACGGTATTAGTCCTAACCAGTGGAGCGGAAAGGTGGAGATTACTGCCACTTACAAGGGGCAGACACGTACTGCCATTGCCGAATTCATGGTGAGTGCTCAGAAATGGAACGAGGCTAAGTTTCTTGCCAACGACCAGCAATTTCAAAGCATCATCTCACAAAACAAAGCAGACAAACAAGGGTTTGAAAGACGTATGTCTGCCATTGAGCAAGATGCCGAGAATATTCGTCTGTCGGTCAGCAAGCAGACCTTCAGCGGCGTGAACATGCTCAAGGGCGCGAGCCTGCGTCCTTTGAACTTATTGTTACTACAAAGAGCTCAATACGTAACAATAGGAAACTATGCGAGTGTAGCACACCTTGACAATCCTTATCTTGCCATTGTGCGCCACGGTGCGCCACAGAACGAATGGAACGGTTGCAAGTTTCCTGTTATAAAGGCACTGGGCGGACGCACCTACACGCTGTCAATGTTTGTGCGAGTCTACGGAAGCGAGCAACCTTACATTGAAATCAAAAGAAGCCGTTCAAAGGATATGACAGCCCCGAAGACGAGTTATCCAAATATACCATCGACGTGGGGGCAATGGAAGCAATATACTCATACCTTTGATATGGAAGACGGATATAACTATGTCCAGATATTTATAGGCTACACAAGAGATGGCGAGGCTTATTTGTCCGAAATGCAGCTGGAAGAAGGAGCTAAAGCAACAGCATGGAAGGACCCTGACGTTGTGGAAAGCGTTGAGCGCACCGGTATCGACCTGACCAATGGTACTGTGTCGGTCGAAGCAGCCAACTTCGAAATAAAGCATAATGGCGAAAAGCCTTTTGTTGTGAGCAAGGGAAAGGCATTGCTGGGCGGTTGGGTGTTTGACAAGGGACAGCTGTTCTCCCAGTGCGGAGATGTAAATGGTAATCCAAGCACGGACTATGGCAATGCCAATTTCAATCCTGATATTGTTCTCGACCCTATCAATGGCTACATGTCAGGCGTTGGCTCTTTCAGAAAGAAAATGCTGGTGATAACTCCTCAAAATATAACTAAATATGCGAAAATAGATCCCGATATTGGTTACGTATTTGTTGCCGGAAAAGTATCCGCCATTGCTTTGTTCAAAGGCTCGTTTAACCGTACTATATTTATAACGGTGCCCGGTAGTGGAGGTCATTACGGTGATGGCGATTTTGAGATTGCACGATCATTGATAGGGGAAACTGTAGCTATATACAACCAATCGACGAGCTATATAAACATTTGGGGATCGGGTACATCTGTAACAGTCTACCCGAATAACTTTGCCGCCCTTGAAATAAAGCTCTCGGTTAATTCTGAAACGGGAAAAGAAAGTTATTACAACACCAATTGGATAAGAGGAAGAATGTTAGTATAATATTAAAATAAAAGAATTATGAAACTAAAAGTAATGCAAAAAAGAATTGAAGCAGACGTGAACGGTATAGTCATTATAAATGGCTTTGTTCATGTAGTTGTATACAAGGCTGATATCAGCGATCCGAAGAATGCCAAGGTGTTGCTCTTTCACGACCATGTGGCAAAATGCACCCATGATGACGTTGCCGATGAAAGTTGCGCAGCAGATTATGGGCACAACGGCTCGACGTTCACAGATGGGCATTGGAATTCTATCCCGGATATAGAAGAACAAACTGCCGCATACAAAGGGGTACGTGATATCTATTTCGCCATTGAAAGAGGCGAGCTGGATTTAGAGTAAACCTTATGGGGGAATTAAAAAAGCCCCCAGCCTTGTTAAAATAGTCGTCTCACTTACTATTAACACAATTTACCACCTACTGGTACGACTGGGGGCTAAATACCCTCGTCACCAGTAGGTGGTTTTTTGTGTGATGCACAATAATAAGTGAGACAATGCAAAGATACAAAATTTTGTGATTATGAAGATAATAGAAGTCTTAAAATTTAACAGGGAATTGATAAATAGACTCAAAATGTCTGGTATCAGACTGGAGGATGTAGAATATGTGGACTTATATGCCGATTACACTACGCTGCTGGAACGTGGCGAAAAAGTGTCGTATATCGTAGCCCGACTATCTGAAAAGTATGCGGTGAGTGAACGCAAGGTGTACACGCTTATCAAACGCTTTCAAAGCGACTGCAAGCCACTTGCAGTGTAATTCGGTATAAAAATTCTTTTACCTTACCAAGTATGCCGAACTTTGCGCAATAAACAAACCTGTACAACAATGAGAAAACAATACCTTTCGGCACCGCTTCCATTTCAGGGACAGAAGCGGATGTTTGCCAAGGAGTACATCAAAGTACTCCAGCAGTTCCCTGACGGTACGACCTTCGTGGACTTATTCGGTGGTAGCGGTCTGCTATCCCATATTGCCAAGTGCCAGAAGCCGAACTCCACCGTAGTCTACAATGATTTTGACGGATACAGACATCGCTTGGAGCGCATTGCTCAGACAAATGAGCTGTTAAAAGAATTGAGGGCGATAGTAGATGTTCCACGAAGTAAACCTATATTAGGCGAGATAAGGAAACGTGTGCTGGATTGTATTCGCAAGCATGAACAAAAGTACGGCTATGTCGATTACATAACGCTGTCAACATCGCTTTTATTTTCCATGAAGTATGCAACTTGCTTTGCAGAAATGGAGAAAGAGACATTGTATAACAGAGTAAAATCAACCAATTATCCGTTATTCACTGATTATCTCGACGGCTTAACAATCACTTCCTTCGACTATAAAGAGGTGTTTGAGAAGTATAAAGACGTGCCAAATATGGTATTTCTTGTCGACCCTCCATATCTGAGCACGGATAGCAAAACTTATAGAATGTACTGGAAGCTGTCTGATTACCTCGATGTGCTGACTATCCTCGCTGGTCATCGTTTCATCTATTTTACCTCGAATAAGTCGTCAATAGTAGAGCTTTGCGAATGGATAGGAAAGAATAGGTTCATCGGCAACCCCTTTGAGAACTGCCATCGGCGGGAGTTCAATGCGCATATGAATTACAGCGCATCCTATACGGATATTATGATTTATACAGATGCCGTTTAAATACCATTTTAGCACCATTTGAATGATGAACAAATACTATCAGATACTAAGCAAGGTTTTGGGGCAGGGCAAGCCTCAGAAGAATACTAAAGGCAACATTCGTTACCTACTCAATGAACAACTGTCCTTATCGCCTGGCGATTTGCTTGATATTTTCGAGAGCCACGGAATAGCGAGAAAGAAACTGAGAAATGAGTTACAACTGTTCATGCAAGGTGAGCGGAATGTTGAGAGATACCACGATGTGGGTATTAGGTGGTGGGATTACTGCGGAAGTGTATTAGTGAACAGCTATCCCACTTACTTTGAAAAGCTACCACCACTTATCGCTAAGATTAATAGAGAAAAACGCAGCAGTAAGAATTATGTGCTGTTCCTGGGCGAGACTGGTGCAGAGAGTAATCAAGCACCTTGCCTCAGCCTCGTACAATTTCAAATAGATGATGGAGAACTGGTACTGTCAGCCTACCAACGAAGCAGTGATGCAAACCTTGGCTTGCCAGCTGATATATACCACCTATACCTGATGGCACGACAGATAAACCTGCCCTTAAAAAGTATAACGCTTAACCTCGGCAACGTCCATGTATACGAGAACAATATAAACGGCACCAAGCAACTGCTTGATGGGTATGAGGACGTAAAGTTTGAACTCAACGTTTGA